AAAAAAATGTATAGCATTGATGGCTTTAAATCAAGTGAACGCAAAATATACAGATGCAGCTTAGCAGATGATGAGTTTCGCTCTGGTCGCTTAGAGACATTCCATTTTGTAGAGGATAATCTTGTGGAAAAGTGCAACAGACCACCTGAACGATTTTATCGACAAAAACAAGTACGCAAAAGTGACAGGCGACTTATGGCAAGGCAGTGATCAAGTCATTGCTGAGCAGTGTTTTTTAAAAGTATTAGAGGAGATGCAAAAATGAATATAGAAGAAGCGAAAGAATTAGTAGATAATTCAAAATTTTATGGAAAGACTAGCAGTGTTATAAAAGCCGAGGTTCGCGACATTATAGACCAGTTAAACCAACCAAAACCAGAAGTACCGCAGTGTGTGGCGGATTGGATAGAAGAGTGCAAAGAAGAAGATTTAACTTTAAAAGGCTTGTTTTCTAACAGCGATATGCCTGCAAAAATTTTTGATTGGATTTTTGGTAGTGACGAAAATTGTAGGTTAATGGCTGAAGCATGGATTAACGGCTACACAGTAGAAAAAGAAAAGCTCTACACTGTCGACTTACCAAACGGTCAACCTTTAGTGCGCGGCATAAACACTTTGTATTTTAGTCAAAATCTAGCAACCGAAAATGTAAAACTCACCGAATCCGAAATCCGCAAAGATTTTGAATGGGCGTGGCAGTTTGCTGAAGAGGTGACTGAATGACTGAAGAGTTAGGAGTGTTATATAGCGAAAAATGGCATAAGTATTATTTATATAAAACTTGCAGGTATATATCTTATGTTGATAATCCACATCAGGCTACTAAATGCACCCGCAAACAAGTAGAACAGTTTCCACAGTTTAAATGGGTATCGCTGACAAAATTATAACCCCACGCAAGCGCTCAAGAGCCTGCGATGGCTCTGTGGGGGTGGACCGAAATTAAAAAATAGAAACGAGAACCTCCTTACACCAAAACAAATCTAAAGCGGGTTATCGGTCATCCGTGATTATCCAAGGCGTCGCTAATGCTTTAACACGACATCGTGCGCCTGTGTCAAAAAACAAAGGAAAGAGAGGACTTTTCTCCACAAAACAAAAAGACGTCCATACGGAACGCCCCCTTGGTTAAATTTAAGCTTAAATAAATTATACCACATTGGGGGGCTTTCATGACGTTTTTTCCTGAGATTGATATCCAAAAAACAAAATCCAACGCCAAGCGTAAATTGAGAGAGTATCCACGCTGGCGGAGGATAGCTAATGATGTAGATACTCAAAAAGTTACAGCTACTTACTCCTTTGAGCCAAGACAACCGCATGGAACGCCAAGCAAGCCTGTTGAGAGACTAGCGCTCAACCGTGTGTCGGCAGAACAGGAGCTGGATACGATTGAGAGAGCAGTCAACGGGATATTTGATCCAGAGTATAGATTGATACTGATTGACAAGTATTTGCTCACATATCCAAAGACTGATTGTGACATTTATACAAAACTTGGTTATGAAAAAAGCCAGTATTACAACATGCTAGATAATGCTTTGTTGTCGTTCTCAGAGCTATATAAAGAGGGAATGTTGCTTGTCGAAAAATTGGAAAAAAGCTGGAATTAATATGGAATAATTATGTACTTTATATATAATTATTCATGTTATTATAGTACTATCAAAATAACAAGAAGAGATAACCTTTTAATCAATTGGCTATTTATTTAGTCGCCAACTTTAACTACAATCAAACTTGTTATTTTGTAGCCTGATGGCGGTACAGCGAGTTGAGACGACAACTGGGTATGCAGGTTCGATTCCGACTGTTCCTGTTGCATTTAATGCAAACTCCATATTTTTATTAAAAAGCCTATTATACCTATTGTGTAAGGGCTTTTTTAATAGTATTATTAAAGTGATAAAAAATATGGAGATAAAATATGGAAAACAAACCCGCAAAAGCAAGTTTCTTTAAATTAAGTTCTTCTAAAGAATCTAATTTAAAATTGTTTATCGAAAAGATGGAGGAAATGTTTGATAATTTTAGAAAAAAACAATATAGTAACATTCCAACATTAGAGATAAATGATCTTATGTATTATATAAATGCAATGCAGAAGGTAACAAGTGAAGAAGAATTAAATGGAACGAATCTATTTTATTGGTTAGTCACCATTTCACGGGTGGACACAGAATCTCCAATTATTCTTGCGAATCTTGAAAAAAATATTGATGTAAGAAAAAGGGAAATTGAACATGGGGATAATGAGGGCCTTGTGGTTGATACAAGATTATTATTTGATCCATTTAGACAAATTTTAGTTGTTTATAATCAAAGAGGTACAATTAATAATTACGACTTAAGAAGGTTTTTTTGTCAAATAATTGGAGTTAGAGGATTGAAGTTTGATATTATATTAAACAGTGATGCTTTCAAAAGGGTTGGTAAGCTTGACGTTGTAAATTCAATTAGTTATACTGTTGCAAGCCCAACAAACTTTAAGGAGTTTCGAGATGATACTCAAAGTGAAAATGCCGATTTAAAGTTTGCAAATTCTATGCTAGGAGAGTCAATGCAGGTTGTTATAAAGTCAAACCATCTTTCTAAAAAAAATATATTTGATAAATTTTCAGATATGTTAGTTAATGACTCAGTTAATGTAAAAAATGCTAAAGTTGAAGGTTTTACCGATGGTCATCCGGAATTAATAGACTTAATAAAAAATAAATTGGAATATAAGGGAACTATTTTTTATGAAAATACTTTAGACGATGAGGCTGTTTATGCATTTCTGAATACCGCGTATAGCTTTCATTTTAGTCATTTAAAAAGAATGTTTACTATAACTTTATAACTTATATTGAGGTATGCGATGAAAAAAGGAAGGTTTAAAAGAAACTGGCCGATTATACTATTTGGTATAATAGTTTTTATATTTAGTTTTTATTTTAAAATTTCTCCAAAAAGTTTAAAAAATTTTACTGATATAATGTCGGCATCTCTATCATTTTCAGCAATTGTAACCGCAATATTCTTTGCTAGTTTTTCATTGATACCAACTTCCGGTTCTAATAAATTAGTAGTGATGATGGAAGATTTAGGGACAGAGATAAAAATAATGGACCGCCTATTAGTTGCTACTTTTTTATCTTTCATTAGTTCTTTATTATCTTTTATTTCTCTATTCTTTAGTAAGACTGATACTGATTTAATTTCAATTTTAGTAGTTTCAAGTTGGTTGAGCTCAACAGTAATGATGTTCCTAAGTTCGTTCTTTGTGCTAAGAACATTAATTTTGTTAGTTGAAACTTATAATAATTTCAAAAATAAATAGGTCATCACATTGTGGTGGCTTTTTATTATGGATTGGAGGTGGTGGAAAATCGCATACGAGGAATTAACCGAAAAACAACAGCGTTTTGTGGATAAGTACATCACCACATTTAACGCTACTGAGTCTGCAAAACAAGCTGGATATTCTGAAAAAAGCGCTTATAGCCAAGGTCAACGCTTGTTGAAAAATGTTGAAATTCAAAAAGCAATGAAGGAACGTTTTTTGGAGGCAAAAGATACTAAAGGAGACCGTATTCAAGATGTTGCAGAAACGTTGGAACAAGATACATCGATAGCCCGTGGAGAAATCCAAATATCTGAATTCAAAGAAACAGATATGCTGACAGGTCAAGTGGTTATCCACACGAAAAGAGAATATACCCCAAGTCACGAAGAACAGGGTAGGGCTAGGGATAGAATTTATAAAGTTAATGGAGCTTACTCAGAAAAACGTGAATTAGAGCATTCTGGAACGGTGGTGTTTGCAAATGAAGACAACATCCCTGATTAAAGTAGATTTGCCATCAACAATCGGTATAGGTTATGGCGCTTTTTGGCGGTCTAGAAATTTTTATCGAGTAGTTAAAGGCAGCCGTGGATCTAAAAAATCTAAAACGACTGCTTTAAATTTTATCGTCAGACTGCTGAAGTACCCTTGGGCTAACTTATTGGTCATCCGTAGATACTCAAACACTAACAAACAATCTACTTATACCGATTTTAAATGGGCGTGTAATCAATTAAAGGTTACACACCTTTTTAAGTTTAATGAGAGTTTGCCAGAAATAACTGTAAAGGCAACGGGCCAAAAGATACTGTTCCGTGGACTTGATGATGAGTTAAAAATCACATCTATTACTGTCGATGTCGGCGCTTTGTGCTGGGCTTGGTTTGAAGAGGCTTACCAGATAGAGACAGAAGATAAGTTTTCAACGGTCGTAGAGTCTATCCGCGGTAGTTTAGATGCTCCTGATTTTTTTAAACAAATAACAGTCACATTCAACCCATGGTCGGAAAGACATTGGCTTAAGCGTGTCTTTTTTGATGAAGAGACAAAGCGGGATGATACTTTTTCTGGGACTACAACGTTTAGAGTCAATGAATGGCTTGATGATGTTGATAAAAGGCGCTATGAAGATTTGTATAAGACCAATCCAAGACGAGCTAGAATCGTCTGTGATGGCGAATGGGGCGTTGCTGAAGGTCTTGTTTTTGATAATTTTGAAGTCGTAGATTTTGATGTTGAAAAAACAATTCAACGTGTCAAAGAGACTTCAGCTGGTATGGACTTTGGTTTTACTCAAGACCCTACAACTCTTATATGTGTTGCAGTTGACCTCGTAAACAAAGAATTATGGCTTTACAATGAACATTATCAAAAAGCTATGTTGACAGATCATATTGTCAAAATGATAAGAGATAAAAATATGCATAAATCTTATATCGCAGCTGATAGCGCTGAAAAACGTCTAATAGCAGAGATAAAAAGCAAAGGTGTATCTGGTATTGTTGCCAGTCTTAAGGGTAAAGGGTCTATTATGCAAGGAGTTCAGTTTATGCAAGGTTTTAAAATATACATCCACCCTTCTTGTGAACACACAATAGAAGAGTTTAATACTTACACTTTTAAGCAAGACAAAGAAGGTAATTGGTTAAACGAACCGATAGATAAGAATAACCACGTTATTGATGCGATTAGATATGCGCTTGAAAAATACCATATCAGAAGCAACGAGTCAAATCAGTTTGAAGTTCTTAGGGCTGGTTTTGGTTACTAGAAAGGAAAATAATGTACACAGAATCATTTAGAGATAGTACGGGAAAGACTAAAACATTAGAGTTTAGGTTCCACCGTGAAGCTCGCATGAGGTATCAAGCGGAAAGTCTAGAAAGCTTGTTAACCGAAAAATATAAGCTACTCCGTGAAATGATTGAGCACCACGATAAAGTCCAAAAACCACGCATACAAGAGCTTTTAGATTATGCAGAGGGAAATAACCACACCATCAGCGAAATAGGCCGTAGGAAAGACGATGACATGGCTGATGTTCGTGCTGTGCATAACTATGGTAAGTATATTTCAACGCTCAAACAGGGCTATTTGGTGGGTAATCCTATTCGTGTAGAGTATATTGATGGTACCGAGCAGCAGCAAGACCTATTAAAGGACCTATCTGTTAAAAACAATTTCCACCAGCTGAACCGCAGATTAGTAAAAGACCTATCCAAGGTTGGTCGAGCGTTTGAATTGATTTATCGCAGCATGGATGACAAGACAGAGGTCGTTAGACTAGATCCACGGGAAGTATTTGTTATCTATCAAAATAACCTAGAGCAATCAAGCTTAGCTGGTGTGCGGTACTATAACAAAAATCAATTAGATGGTACTACAAAAATTGTCGAGCTTTACACCGATAATAAAATCCTGAAGTTTGAATATGATGGTGATTTAACACCTATCGGAGAGATTTCCTCTCATGCGTTTGGTTCGGTGCCAATCACGGAGTACCTCAACACAGATGACGGCATGGGTGACTACGAGACAGAGTTGTCTTTAATCGACTTGTATGATGCAGCGCAGTCTGACACAGCTAACTACATGCAGGATTTGTCAGACGCGATTCTGGCAATCATTGGTCGTGTATCATTCCCTGGCTATGTCGACACTGCCGAAAAAGCCATTGAATACTTACGTAAGATGCGTAAAGCTAGATTACTTAACTTAGAGCCTCCTGTCGACCAAGACGGGCGTGAGGGATCTGTAGATGCCAAATACTTGTATAAACAGTATGATGTAAACGGTACTGAGGCATATAAAACACGTATCGTGTCAGATATACACAAGTTTACAAACACTCCAGATATGACGGATAGCAAATTTGCGGGGCAACAATCTGGTGAGGCGTTGAAATGGAAGGTGTTTGGTCTTGACCAGGAACGTGTAGATATGCAAGCGCTGTTTGAACAGTCGCTTAAACGTAGATATAAACTTATCGCACGTATCAGTCAATTGCTTAAAGAGATTGATGGTTTTGATATTAACAGGCTTAAAATCACATTTACACCAAACCTACCTAAGTCGCTACAAGAAAAGATTGAAGCCTTTAAAGCATTGGGTGGAGAGTTGTCGCAAGAGACAGCTATGGCTATTACAGACATCGTGGAAGATGCTAAGAAAGAAATTAGCCTTATCAACAGCGAGTCGAAATCACGTAGTCAACTAGCGCAGAAGTTAGAAGAAACCAGTAGATTGACTGATAGGGAGTTAGCTCATGACCACCAGAAAGAGTAAATACTGGCGTGACCGTATCAAGAAAGAAATGGATGCTAAAGAGGCAGACGATATCTCTCTTGAGCAATCCATGAAGCAATTGCACGATTATCATTTCAGGAATATCGAAAAAGAAATTGAGTCGTTTTATCAACGTTATGCTGACAAAGAGAAGATAGACCTTTCAGAAGCCCGTAAGAGAGCTTCTGAGCTTGATATTTCTGCTTACCAGAAGAAAGCTAAGGAACTTGTTGCAAAGGCTGAGAAGCTACGAAAAGAGGGAAGAACGGTAACAAGAGATGACTTTACCCACCAAGAAAATGCAGACATGTCTATTTACAACTTAGCCATGAAAACGAATGCTTTGGAGCTATTGCGCTTAAACATTGATTTAGAAATGCAAGAACTTGCCAACGGCGAACACAAGCTAACCAAGAAATTTCTTGATGAAGGCTATCGCAAAGAAACCGAGTTTCAAGCTGGGCTATTAGGATTATCAGTTGCTAGCCAAGCGAGTGTGAAAAGCTTAGCTGATGCCGTTATCAATGCTAATTTCAAAGGAGCAAAATGGTCAGATAACATTTGGGACAGACAAGATAAGTTACGCAGTATCATATCTCAAAGTGTTCAGAGTGCTATCCTAAGAGGTAAAAATGGCTTAACTATTGCAAGGGATATCAGACGAGAGTTTGATGTGTCAGCATCTTACGCAAAGCGACTAGCGATAACGGAGCATGCAAGGGTTCAGATGGAAGTTGGTAGATTATCCATGGCGGAGAATGGCTTTGCTATGTTTGATATATTGCCTGAGCCTAAAGCATGTGATGTTTGCAAGGATATAGCTAAGCATGGTCCATATCACCTTGACAAGTGGAGAATAGGGGGAAACTCTCCGCCGTTTCATCCGTATTGTCGTTGTGCAGTTGTAGGACTGGATAAGAAACAAGAAGAAAAAGTGAATGATAAATCTGAAAAATTTGAAAAACATAACACCGAATCTCATGCCGTTATTTAGTAAGTTTGCAAGTAAAATAACAGATTTGCAACGTAAAATAGTGTACTCTGCTGATTTAGCAGATACCGGGTACATTAGAACACCGCATGCGTTTGATATAAACAATACCTTGCGAAATAAAGGCTACAATTATCTAAACGTTGATGATAAACTAATTACCGACACATTGGATAGTGTCATCTCGATAAATTCAACTCCCAAAAATATAAAAGTATATCGCTTTGATGACTTTGAGTTATTAGGTTCAATCAACGAACAAAACAATAATATTTTTGATTCAGGTAATTTTATGGATAAATTAAACCAGGGAGGATTATCATACACCAACGATGGATATACTTCTGCAAGTTATGATGTTAAAAAAAACGTGATGGGATATCGTCCTATTAAGACTGAAATAAAAGTACCTAAAGGAAGCCACGTTTATCTTACAGATAATGAGGAAGAAAGTGAAATTATACTACCACGAGGGACAAAGTATGATATAATTAATGCGAAGATAAATGAATATGAAGAAATAGAAATCACTATGGAAATAAGAAAGGAGTAAGCGATGGATTTTTCTGATTTTTTGAATAAAAAACAAAAAGAGTGGGATGAATCTCATCCAATTCCTGACTTTAGTGCAATGAGTGATGAAGAATTGCTTTATCAGCCAATGAGTGAAGCTTTAGTGTCTGAAAGATTTGCTAAAGAGTTATCTAAAGAGGTTAGAAAGCGTAATTTATTATCAAAATAAAAACATATTATTATAGACGGAAGACTGTGGTCGCCCGTCTTTTTTTGTACCCAAAAACAGGAG